TCATACGACAGTGTAGACGTTGCTCGCGCTGTCATCTCGATTACTTTTTTTGTTGCCATATTTAAGAATCCGCTGTGATTATAAAGGAATCTGTACCTGTAGCAGGAATAATAAACGTATGCTCAGAGATAATGTTGTTAATTCTTAAAGTAACGTTTGAACCTATTGGCCAGTATGAAGATGGATCCAAGGAGAACGATTGTGTCTTTTTAAAGTATCGTCTTGTAGAACCACCAGCTTGTAACCCAACGGCTTTTATTCTTCCAAGTAAGCCATATAACTGAGTTGCATATATTTGATAATCAGATTGATTATAATGCGCCTTCATATTTACTAAAGCATGAAGAAAAATCAATTGTGGGTGAATAGTGCTTAAATCACCGTCTTCATCAAACTCACCTAGTTTGGTATTATACTCTAGTTTTAGAGCATATGCGTCGTTAGGTGTCGGCCATAATTCAATCATTGGCTTAACGATGCCAGTAGAGGTTGCCTCGTTTCTTATATCATATCGAGACGGCCATGTATCGTTAATAACAGGAGAGATATTGTGCTCTCCAACGCTAACCCCTACAGATAACTCATAATAGGTGCCGCCAGAACTTCTCTGAACGGAAATCGTTAATGGTTTTAATGGGTCGCAATCAACAGGAAAATTATATAAAGCTTGACCTGACACAGTAGAGCCAGGTTCTGTATCATTTACTCTATGCGTTAATAGATCACCGAACTCAAAAAATAACTGCTCTTGTGCACTTCGTAACGCGGAATTAAATAAACCTTGTTGAAGAATAGCTCCAGAACCAGAGGAACTAAACCCTAGTCTCTGCGCTAGTTCTGTTCTTAGACTCAGCAGTGTTCTCGCTGCCATTCGCTATCCTCTCTTTTTCAAGTATTCGGTTTATCGAAACCTCTATACCATCCCGATAACTACTACCAAATACTTCCTGTAATTTGCGTTCGCCGTGTGCGAACAACATACGGCTGATCTCTTGATCCATGTCTTCTATAACATGTGTCTCTTCTGTTTTACCAGATACTCTTACGTTTTCCGCTCCAAAACCAACTATCCATATTGGTAATTCATGGGCTGGAAATGATTTTCCTACTTCTGCGAATTGATTTAAAGTCAATTCAATTGTTATGATCGGAATCGTCTTTTGCATATTTCTCTCCCTTTAAGATGCAAGGGGGGCCGAAGCCCCCCAAGCTTCATACAAATTAACTGCCGTTAGCCAAAATAACACCATGAGCGTTTAGACGATTGGACGTTAAAGAACCGCGCCAAGTCAAACCCCAGTAGTAGTTATAACTGGTATGTGCACGAGGAGGCTTCCTCGCAATCATATCGTTATCTTGAATCGGACGAAGTGTGATATGTTTGGTATTTAAGAAGTAGCAACGTTTGGTCCATGCACAGCTAACCGTGTTACTTACTTCAGCACCAGTAATACCATCCAAGTCGTCAAAAACAGGATCCCAAATGATCGGAACACCCTGGAAGAACAAACCTGTAAATGTACCGCTATCTTTGATTTCCAAAGATGGGTCCATGTTCCAAGGAGCTTGAGCAGAACCAGGTTGCACAGCATAACGAGACTCTTTCAAGTCTGCTGCAATTTCATAAGACTTAATAAAATCAGTACCAGCAAGAATGAAGTCAGGACTTCCGCCATTACGCTGACATTGACGCCATAGGGTATGCATATGACCCAATAGTACGAGACCAGCATAAGGAGCAGCCGCGCCGTTAACATTCAAACCAAGACCAACGTCAATATTCTGACGCCAGTAGCGGTTGGTTACTGTACCAGCTGTTGCTCTGTTTAGACCACCAACGATGCCACTATCGTTCTTCAATGGAACGAGAAAGTCTAGACCGTTAATAGCCTTATTGGCCATAGTAGTAGCACCCATCGTAATGGAACCATCGAGATGCAAAGACTGATCGAGGATCTTCTCGAAACCCAGTCGAAGCACTTCCATCGCTTCATTAAATACGTTGGTTAGCTGTACAAGACCAGCCGCGCTTGAATTACGCGGGCTTTGTGAGTCACCAATAAGAATACCATTACCAAGTAAGAAGTCTTCAGAGAACTGGAAACCGTCATGTGCCGAGTTCCAAGGGTAATAAGCCTGCTTAACAGTGTCACGCGTATTATAAGTAACATCACCAGATAGGTTAACGGTACCCAAATGAGTATCACCAAACCACTGGAAATTGTTGTCATAATCTTCACGAATCTGCTCGACGATGTTTTCTTTACCGCCACCCCAAGGCTTTTTCTTTGCCATTAGAGCTTTGAGCAGGGGACGTTCAGTCGCAACCTGGTCAATAGGTTTATTCTTCAAAAAATTCTGAAGAGCTACAAACCCTAGCTGGGATACATCATTGGCATTTAATGCAGTTTGCGTTGCCATTTATTTCCCTCCAAAAGGAATGTAATTGTGTGGAACAGGGTCGGCTACACGAAAGCCTATACGTGCTACTGGTGATGAATCCAGTTTTCATCTATCCTGTCAATTATGCATCGCATCGAGATGCGCCTGTAAAAACTCAGGTGTAACCTCTGCGGTGTCTAACGTGGTTGCGCTTCCAACGCCTCCATTACTTCTACCAGGTGCTAGGGGCCTGGATGATTTACTAGCATTTTCGTTTTGTTGTGCGGCTATTTTCATACCCTCACTCAATACATTATACTCGTTTTGCAACATGGGTAACCAATCTTGCGGTGGAAATTGAGTCTGAGCTAATCGTCTACCAACCTCTTGCATTGCTTCAGATTTCAAAGCGTAATCAGGATCAGATTCTTTTACTTGGTTTTCCCATTGAGATATCTGTTGATAAGCATCATTAGCAGCACCATTATATGCTGCTTGATAATTATTGTGGTCTTCGGTCATGCGTGTGAAGTCGCTTTGAGCTTGATGCTGTGCGTTTTCTGTTGCTCTCTGTGAAGCTAATTTATTGGCCCACTCCTCACTCATCTCTAGATTTTCTACAGCACCACTTAAGTCTTGAAAATCATTATAAGTAACGTTTTCATTATTAGACGCGTTGACCCCTAACTTCTCACCAATCTGATCAGCGAATGTATCTAGTGATCGCAAAGCATGTACAGCTTTCCTATAATCACCAGAATTCAAATTATTGAAAATATCGAGTGACCAGTTTAGTTGCTGCGGATTAGTACCAGAACCTAATATATAATCTTGTAACTCTTTAGATACTGATAATTCTTGATTTTGTGATTCTAAATCCTTAGCTTTATTTATCCAATGCTCAAAACGTTCTTGAGCTTTCGGTTTTAAATTACCATAAAGATCTGCATCTTCTGGATCTAGGTCCGGCCTTGCTTCATTTGTCTCGCTCTCTGAAACTGTCTCTGTTGGTGCCGTTGATCGATCATCTTCTGTGTTGCTGGATTCTTGCTGAGCTGTCTCAGCTTCTTCGTATGTGGGAGTTTCAGTAGCCTGTTCTTCGGTTGATTCTGCACTGTCTGCTGCATTAACTACCTCCTCGGGGTGTTCTTCGAGTATATTCTCGTACTCCTTTTCTAGTACCTCTAATGTATCGTCATACAATTCAGCTGATGTCATCTCCTGTTTGTCTTCTGCCATTACATTTCTCCCTGCGGTTGGCGGTTATTGTTACGGAGGCGTTGATTCGTGCGATTCTCCGGCGCGTTTACCGCTTCATTCACCTGTTGCGGTGGTTGTTGCTGTGGTGGTTGCATTGCCGTGCCAGATGACTGCCCCATAGCCGCTTGCATAGCTTGGTTTTGCATCATCCATGTCTGCATTTCCTCAGGAATAGGCGGTAAAAACTTAGCAATATCAATTCTTTCGTCAAAACGCTTAAAAGTCTCTTCTAAAAGCTGTATATATGGGTTAAATTGATCGGGAATGCCCATTTGACGCAGTTGCTGCACGAATTGTATACCCTGCATGAGCAAAGGCATCAATTCCGTCCACCTCATGCGCTCCGCATCAGTGTCAGGCATGCCGGTACTGCCAGCAGCGATGTCTAAATATACAGAATCATACAATTGTTGCTTGTTAAGAATAGGCCAAAAAGCATTAGGACCAGCGATCTCTTGGGCTTTCTCAGGTGGTATCTCTTGCAATAGGATTTCTGCAGCAAACCAAGCTATTTTCTTCAACCAATCTTCGGTTATATCTACTTTCTCCTGCACTCTTGTTGCTAAACCAGCTTGTTGAATATTAGCTTCTGTTGCTGTCTTAGCACGCATGATCCCGCCACGCTGAGCATCACCCAAACCACTAATCCACTCCATATCTACTCTTAACGGTGTAGTATCATAAACAGCTGGATTCATTGGCGGAGGGTTAGATGGTTGAAACACAGATTTTACATCTTGACCTGAAGCATTAATGAGCGCTATCTCTCCAATGGATGCGTTACTAAAAACCTCAATATCTTCGTAGTTTACGCGAGAGGCGTCGGCAACAAAAAATGGAGCTGATAACTCTCTGTGCTTACTTTGTTGCGACCTTATTGTGTTATATTCGTCTTGTAACGACATCAATAATTCAGTCTCTGATATTGGCCATTCTTGCCCATCAATCCAATTAAGACCTAAAATAAAGTATGGGAAAAACACGTCGCCCATTCGTTTTGGTGCGAACGGTTCCTTTACCCACTTTTCACAACCCTCGGCCCAGGTGTATACAGTTTGTGTTGTTCTATCCCAATATTCCCAAATCGCCATAGCTAAGTTAACATCTTCTGTTTGATTGCTCGTCCAAACCTCATCACGCCTTAACCGATTAAGTATACCCTCTTGTGTTCGTCTGTAAACAGTAAACTTTTCAACTTCTTCTTTTGTTAACTGAAACCGCTCCATAACGTCAGATGGCGTCATCCAAGTAACGTTGGCCATCCATTTAGCTTGATCGTAATCCTGCAATGTATCCAATGAGGTATCCATTCTGAAATCTTCTGGTCTAATAAAACCAAGATTCAAACCTTCCCTCTGTAAAACCTCTACTTGATCCTGCAAAGCCATCATTGTATTTTGTACTTCTTCTATCAGAGCTTCTTTATCTGATGTATCTTCATTGTTAGCCATCAAAGTTTGTAGATCATTCTGCATCTTAGCGATACTATCTTGCGCATCGTTAAACTGTCTACTAACTAACGGATCTTTATAGAAATCACGTTGATAAGTAACTTTCACAATACCAATCTTACTGGTCATACAAGATCTTAAAACTTGTTTAGCAACTTTCTTTAACTCTGCTCGTTTTAGAGATTCATTCAATACTATCTGTAACGTTTGTCCAAAAAGATCTGCTATACGATATTCGTAACCACTCGGTTCAACATATTCCTGTGGTCTAATTTTAATCTCTGGATTCTTAGCATAGATATATGGTATTAAACCTTGCAACGTAGCGTGAATAATATTACCCTTGATTAAACGCCCGCCTTCATACAAAGATTGCGTCTCAGTCATTATCTGAGTGCGTTCATTCATACGACCTAAAGCATATTTCCGAGAACTCTCTATTTCTTTGTATTTAACTTTCCATTTCTTATAAGAAAGCTCAACATTCTGTTGGAATTTCTTCAGTAAACCTTTCGCACCAGGAGATATACCAGTGGTTAAGCTAGGATCATCTGTTAATATGTTTAAATTATCCATGGTTCATCCTGAGTGTACATTTCGTCTATTTTATCTAACCATTCCATCGTAAATGGTTTCGGACCTTTGTGCTTTGGTTTAGGTTTTACAGTTCTCGCCCTTCTCAACATTAATCCGTATCTAGTCGCGTCAAATAAATGGTCTTCAGCAGATGTATCAATATCCTCTACTCTCTTGGGGTCAGCAGGTAAAGACGGCACCGTGCGTAACCAATGTTTACACGTGCTAAAAATCTTAAGACTACCGTTCGATAATCTGTCCACAATTTCTTGTAAACCCTGCACCCTAGATCCAGGACCTTTCGCACTAGATTCCCAAACAACATTATAATCAGCAAATACATCCGCAACACTTTTATGGCGACCGTCACGCATAAAGATTGCAGAATCAGCAACATTGCTTTTAAATTTAATTTTAAGCTTTTTCTCAGCTTCTTCAGCATCTACTATCTCCCTCGCTATATCTTCTATTGGTGTTTCACTGCCTTTGTTAGGTTTAGAACTCCAATAACGTTCTCTGTAGATATAGATTATACCATCATAGTCTTGCGTGAACCAGACACATCCAGCTGGAGATTTGTAACCGTGGTCGTATGATTTCCATCGCTTCCACTCCAACGGAATATCAAATGGTTCCACTACATGTATCTTTGGATCCCACACACCTTCAAAGAAAGCGCCCGGCGCTATGTTCCAATCACCATCTAACCATGCTCTAACGAGCCATTCTGGTCCACTCTTTTTGATCCGGTCAATATAACCTGGGTCGTTCTCCATCAGAGGAGTATTATCTTGTATCTTAGATGGGATAAAAATTGATTCCCCACCCTCGTTATCGATGTACCTTTCTTTTACCCAGTTATGTCCGGGCCCGCCTGGGTTAGCAGAAGCTCTGAAAAGAACTGGTACGCCGGCAGCTGAACGCATAGTAGCCCCAAGCATATCGATAGGTTCTGGCGATGGCCAGTTACCAAGTTCGTCAAAGCCTAGGAAAGTTACAGAAAAACCCTGCAGTTTCATAGCAT